AATGCAGATCAACGTAACATGTTCTTTGGTCAGGACATTGGTATGAAGCATAGACAAATTAAAAAGTATATGGATAGGCTGTTTGTACCACGTGAAGTACATCTAGCAACTGACTATGGTGCTATGGCACAAGCAGATAATACTTTTGGACAACTTTTTAGTTGACATCTATCTAAACTGATAGTATACTATGAGAACAATAAGGCAACAACAGAGGCAAAAATTATGCGTAATTATCATGAAGATTTACTTGACGAATTTGGTGACGACTTAGAGCGTATCTTTGGACCAACTGAAGAACGCACAAAAGGACTTACTAGTCTAGCAGGTCAACCAGACGGTGACTTAAAAACATTACTAAAAGGACTAAAAACAAAAGTTATTGACTGTTCAGGCTTCATGCCTAAGCGACAGCCATTCCTTAATGTTGTAAAAGAAGTATTGCGTGTTATGCGTGATAGTGTTGATTCGTCAACAGGCAAAAGTATCTTTTACGGTTACAATCTTCCGGTTTTTGTAGAACAAGAACGTGTGCAAGGTGCAGACGAGTTTGCATGGGAAGATGTATACATTGACTATAACGTACAACGTAACATTGATGTTGCACACATTATTAAAGATATCTTAATTGAATGGGATACAAAACTTTGTGATCCTGCACACGGACGTAAGCAGTCCGACGGCACAATTGATATAAATGACTCGCAACATGCTACCTGTTCACGTGCATTAGTAGGTGCTGGTGTATGTCCTGCAACTTATATTATAAGTGATAGCAAGAGTGATAATGCTAACCAGTTTGGTGCTCGTAATATTTCAAACAAAACTACTGAATGGTTTGATGATTACAAGGTACGAGTTTACCGAGCTCAAGAAATGGAAAAAGATGGCTTCCCAGCAAAGGCAGGTGATGCTCCGTACTTGAACATGTTTAACGAACTTGCAGAGTTTGAAGCGTTTGCTATTGCTACACAAGGCACAAGTAAAAGTGCAGGTAGTTGTAACCGAGCAGATAAACTGTTTGATTATCGTGGACAGTATGGTGAAGATATTTTTAAACGTGCAATTCGTACAGTACGTACAGCCTGGGGCAATGGCGAACTTTGTCATGCAACTGTATGGGGTATTGCAACACTTATGTGGTACTATAAAAAGAATCATAACTTTGCCTCAGGTGAAATGCGTAAACTTGAAACAGAACTTGTAAACGCAATTCAAGCATACTATCCTGATAAAGCAAGCACTCCTAACAGAGCGTCAGGCAAAGATGCATTGTGGCCGCAAGTGCGTAAATTGATTAGCAAAACATATCCTAAAGATGCAGATGACTTCCGTGGACGTCAGGAGAGCTTTCCGTTTATGATTGCGAGTGCATTGCGTAGTATGATACTCAATTACGATTACTATCGTACACATCCAGAAGGCTTGTCTAGTAAGAGTTTGTTGAAATTAGATTTACCTGCTGTAGAACGTACCAACGGAATTACAACAGAGTATGCTATTAATCACGTTCTTATCCAAGACAATCGTATTTGGGATCGACTTGATGTAGAAGAATATAATCAACAAGATTTCGACGATGCAGACTTTGCGTTTGAGGATGAAGATGAAGCAGTCACAGTATAACGATTTACTTTCAAAGTTAGAGGAGGTCCTTAGTGTCCTCCCTAACACTATTCCTATCGCTGACAAAGATCTTATGGAGCAACAAATACTTGATAAGCAACTTCAGATAGAATATGATAGTGCATCACATGGTGGATCACAAAAACTATACGAACATTTTTTAGAGCATCGAGATTTAAAATGGATCTGGTGCCACAGTGGCAATCGTTATGGTGTTGATCCAAAAGAACTATACGAACGAGCACCTAATCGTTGTCCTGTATTTGGCACACTTCTTGATTATGGGCTGGGTAAAAATACGTCAACCAATCATCCAGCGTTCCGTCCTAGCATGGATCATATTGAACAGCAAAGTAGAGGTGGTGTAAAGCGTGTAGATATTAATAACTTTGAAGTAATGAGTGTACAGGCTAATACCTATCGTAATAATGCAACTAACATGCACCAATTATATCTACTAAAATATGAGTTGACAAAGCTCTAAAAAGGTGCTATACTACAAGTAATAATAGGCAATCAAAGAGGCACACAATGATCAGCGATGTTAAAATTAAAAATGGATTTTTAAGCAAGGATGCACTTCCATTGAAAACAGTTCCTACACAAGAAGCACTTGCTATGGCCGTTGCGGCGCAACGTATCAACAAAGGCTATGTAAAAGACACACGTAGATTTTCGGAAGACAATCCGACTATATTTTCTAACAAAGAAATAGTAAAGTTTGCATTCAACCCTGACTATGCACCAGTTGATTTTGTTTTGCCTAAGCCAACAGCAGAAGATTACGAAACAGTAGCAGAAATACACAAGTGGATGAAGCGTTATGTAATGCTAGGACTTGCTGACTTAGATGAATTTAAAAGGGATATGATTGATAGTGTTTCACAAGACACTGTAATAAAAAATAACTTAGGTCGAGTTGCATTTATTCCTGAGTTTGTAAAACGAGACAAACACGAAACAGGACTTACAAAAGAAATCAGAATAGAGTATCGTGATAGTCAATACCTCGGCAAAGAGAAAGATGTTGTTGAAGGTGTAATTAAAATACTAGACAAACGTTATAGTTCACATTGGGAGAGCTATAACTATACAGCAGTAATAGATGGAAACCTAGTGAGCTTTATGAATAAGTTTGAACATAACGTAGGCGATATGAAACGTATCAAAGCAAAAGTAAAAGCACAATCAAAAAATAAGCTATTCAGCGCAAACGAAACTAGACTCAATTACGTAAAGCTCTATAAGGTATGACCTTAATTAAGATGCAAGGCAAATTGCCACGAAAAATTAGTGTGGCTGTTAGCGGAGGAGTTGACTCTATTGTAATTCTTGACTTTTTAAAACGGAACCATGTTGTAAATGTTCTACACTATAATCACGGAACTGCACACGGTGACGAAGCTGAAGGCTTTGTAAGGCGATACTGTAGAGAAAACAGCTTAAATTATGTTACTGATAAATGTAGAATATCTCCGCCTCCAGGTAGAAGTAGAGAAGACTTTTGGAGGGAAAAACGTTATGAGTTTTTTGATAAGCATAAAGACTACCCATTAGTAACAGGACATCATCTTGATGATTGTGTAGAAACTTGGGTAATGACTAGCTTATGTGGATTAGGAAAAATTATTCCCTATAGGCGGAATCATGTTGTACGTCCATTCAGACTAACTCGTAAGCGAGATATTAAATTATGGGCTGACCTTAAAGGGGTTAAATACATATGCGATGAATCAAACAACGACACGGCTTTCAATCGCAACTATATAAGACACGAAATGATGTCACACATTTTACATGTAAATCCAGGCATCCATAAGACTATTGCTAGAAAGATCAAAGAAGAACATTCTTAGAGGAGATGACTATGAGCAAAAAAGTTACTTTCGAAGACGCCTTATCTGAAACAGATTGGGGATTAATTATAGACAATAAAGGCAGACTAAAAGGATTATTTGTACCTGAAGGGTGCGACGAAGATGATGTCCCCGACAGCATCATAGAGTTGTGCTGTGATAAGTTTGGTATCGATCCACAAGAATTTTGCCAAGAAGAAATACCGGCTTTGTTACACTAATGACACCTATTGAAATATTTGAATACAAAAACCGCTGGAAGCCTGGCTATACTGTCAGGCTTCACAGCGACCTAGTTAATGAAGGAAAAAATTGGTGCAGACGCAACTGTGAAAGGCACCAATGGAGTATGACGGACTATACGAACGTGTATGAACATACTTTTCATTTTGAACACCCAGATGACGGAATGATTTTTGAAACACTTTGGCCTAAATTTATTAACCAATAATGGTTGACAAATCGTATATAATCGTATATAATCGTATATAACAATTAGAGGACAATATGGAAGTACATTTCGATAACAAAGCAATGCTTACAAATACTAGAAATGAAATGGTTGCAGAGGCAGAAATAGATAATTTCAAAGAAGGTATACAGTTTGATGCATACCTTGCAAACAATAAGATACGTATGCGCTGGACAGGTAGAGTATATGTAGGAAATGCACACGGCATGGAGTTTACTTCTACTGGCCCAGTTGCACATAAAGTCAATAATGGGAGACGATAATGAATAGTAAATTAGACGGACCGCTTGTAAGTGCTTTTGAAGCAGGTACAGATGGTGTTATTAAACAAGAATTTGTTACTTATAGAATACGTGATGGTATGCTTGTAAAGGAAACCACAAGTAGAAAGTTCCAAGGTAATGATTATCATGATGTAAGTAGTTCAGAACCTTTATTGGAGGTAAAATAATGCCATTAATACCTATGGTTGTTGAACAAGAATCTAAAGGCGAACGTTCTTGGGACATTTATAGTAGGCTGATGAAAGATAGGATCATTATGCTTAATGGCCCTGTTGAAGATAATATGTCAAATGTTATTGTAGCACAAATGTTATATTTAGAAAGCCAAAATCCGGATAAAGATATTAATGTATATATTAATTCGCCCGGTGGACAAGTAACAGCAGGTCTTGCTATTTACGATACTATGCAGTATATTAAAAATGATGTACGCACTATTGTAATGGGTCAAGCATGTAGTATGGGTTCATTCCTTGCTATGGCAGGCACAGCAGGAAAGCGTGTAGTGTTGCCTGAGTCACGTACAATGATTCACAGAGTATCAAGCGGTACACGAGGCACAAGTGGTAGCGTATATGTACAAGAACTAGAGTTTGAAGATGCTCGACGTTCAATGGAAGAGTCAAAGAAAGTCAATAAGCGTCTTACAGAATTATATGTGAAGCACAACACAGCAGGCAAGACTTACGAAGAAATGTCTGAAACAATGAAGTTTGATACATTCCTTACTGCTGAGGAAGCAGTAACTTGGGGATTAGCAGACAAAGTAGTGGAGAAGCGATAATGCCTATACCTGAAAGAGTTTATGTTCCAGAACCAGTGGACGTAAGTAGGAAACACTTTTATATTAGTCTTGTTAAAAGTGCAACACGTATTGCAGGTTGTGTAGTAGCATTGTTTACAGGTAGTTGGGGTTGGTTAGCCGCAGGACTGCTTGTTGCAGAAATATTAGGCATTGCAGAGGAGTTATAATGAATACCATTGAAGATACAGTAGCAGACCTTAAAGGAATTCCTACTAGAGATAATTTAATTGAATTACTTCAAAAAGAAGTAGTAGAAGTCACGTTTACAAAGTTAGACGGTGACGAACGTGTAATGCCTTGTACACTTAAAGAAAGTTACTTTCCTGATCCTAAGAAAGAAGCAACTCAAAAAAACGACAAGGTGGTTGCTGTATGGGCTGTTGAATCTCAAGGCTTTAGAAGTTTTAGATACGACAGAGTAAAAGCAATTAAAGTTTTAAACGTATTGGAGAAGTAAATGAAAACTAAAATTTTTACAACTGTAGCAATGTTAGGCTTTATGTCAACAACTGCTATTGCAGAAACGGTACAAGATCATTATAAGATGGTGATAACACAAAAGCCTTATAATGTTGAAGTTTGTAGACAAGTTAGTACATCTGGTGACAAAACAGGTGATACACTTAAAGGCGCTATTATCGGTGGCATCATTGGTAATAATGTTGGAGACATAAAAAACGGTGGAGCTGCAGGCGCTCTTATTGGTGGCATACTAGGACATAACAGTTCTAAAGCATCAGGCGGAACAAGGACACAGTGTAACATTGAAACTAGATATCAAGAAGAAACTAGAGAAGTGTATAGTCACAGCACTGTAACCTTTAGCGTTGACGGTAAAACTTATAAATTAAAGTTTAACAAATAATGTTTAGGAGAATGGGCAGGACGGTAATGCAGCGGATTGCTAATCCGTACTACGCCTTAAAGCGTAGAGTGGGTTCGACTCCCACATTCTCCGCCATTATTTTATTTCTCTTGGTACAAGGATGCCATCCTGTACAAGCAAGCGAAATGTTCTTAAAACAGTACACAACAGTAGAACATAATGGGTACTACTGTAATAAACAAAAAAAATGGTATGGAGTATATCTGCCTATGGCAAATAAGATTGAATTATGTGTAAAAAACATAAAAAATAATTTTCCAGAAAGCAAAGTTAATTACCGTATAAAATTAGCCTTAAGTCACGAAGCTGTTCATTTAGCACAGGACTGTAAGGCAGGAATAAACAATACTAAAATGCATGTGTTAAACAAAAACATAAGTAAAATATCTAACAAGGTACTTGCACGTTATAAACCGAGGCATCATGGAATCGAAAATGAAGCGTGGAAGTATCAAGACACCAACAAACCATATGAGTTTGTAAAAAAATATTGTAAACGTAAGTAGAAAGGTAACACATGGGAAGAGTATTTCCGGAACGAGCAATGGATGCGTCCGGCATCAATAGAACTAATTTAGTAGGAGTATGCACGTATCTAGTAAGATCAAGACAGGCAAGTAGTGCATCAGATGCATTGCGGAAACTAGAAGCAGGTGAATTTGATAAAAATGATCTAGAAGAACAAATGATTAGATCTTATCAGGTTGAACTGCCTCTCACATACGAAGACGTAAACGAAGATGATGGATACCAAGACTAAGTATTAGTATGGATATCGTCAAGGTAAGAAGAGTAATACCTAATATAATGGTAGTGACTTGGGTAATTAACAACATCTGTGATAGGAGTTGTTTATACTGTCCAACTTACCTGCACAATGGAAGTAATCATAATTACGACTGGGACCTTGCTAAAGAGTTCTGGAAAATGCTAATTGCTAACTACAATGGTTTACACGTAAGCATTGCAGGCGGAGAGCCTAGCCTTAGTCCTCATCTAGTCGAAGCAGTTGATATGATTTACGACAGTGGCAACACAGTTGGTATAACTACTAATCTTACACGAACCGAAAGATACTTTAAGAAGATATCACCTAAACTAAGTTATGTCTCGGCAAGCTATCATCCTAGTTCGCCTGATGAAAAGTTTTTAGATAAAATTCAAACAGTAAGCGAATTGACGCCAACAACAGCTAGAGTAATGATGGATGCAAATCATTGGGATCACAGTGTTGATATTTTTGAAAAACTTAAAGGTGTTTCTAAACTTAGGGTGGAACCTGTTAGAATATTAGACTGGTATGATGGACGTAATCCTCATCCATATTCACTAGAACAAGAAAAGTGGTTGAAAGATGTTAAAGTATATGAACCTAAAGAAGGACATACAGAATACCGATCAGAAAAAAATAAGGTTGTATATTATGACAGTAATAATCAAGTAGCCAACACTAGTGCAAATGAACTTGTGCTGTTAGGTAAAACAAACTATAAAGGTTGGCAATGTAGTTTAGGTTTAGAAAGTTTATTCATTAAGGAGAACGGAAGTATTAGAAAAGCCAATTGTTCGCAAGGTCCATACATTGGACACTTAAATACCCCACAAGATATTGAATGGCCTACGTCACCAGAAATATGTGATCAATCTATTTGTCATTGTGTCACAGACATTATGATGACAAAGTCAAAAATAAAAGCGGGTGTTGTGTAATGGTAAGACCTCTGCCTTCCAAGCAGATGATAGGAGTTCGATTCTCCTCACCCGCTCCAAGAATAGTGTAGCGACTTAATACGCTCGCGGTAGGCCATGGTAAGCCTACCACCTAACCAAAACAGTTGACCTCTCCTTTCAAAGGTGTTATATTAGTATAATGTATAAAGTAACAGCATATTTTAAGAATCACAAAGTTACACAGACATTTTATGATCTGTATGACGCAATAGATTGGCGTGATGTCGCCGATGCACATTATCCTGTAAAGGTAACATTTAGAAAGGTTATATCAATGAGAGAATGGGTATATAATTGTTGGAACGTAGTAATGGATCACGAGAAGAATCCATTAAGTGTAATTCCGGACTTTAGCACACGACATATGATTATGCAAGTATTAGCATGGATGTGGTGTATTGTATTTGGCATTATTGTAGGTAGTATGTATGCAGGAGTATTCAGTATGTTAATGCATACGTTGATACTAGGAGCAGTAGCTATTACTGTTGGTACATTTGAAACTGCAAAGCGGAGGCCACAATACTTTGGTGGTTTTGGTCGCGGTAAAGGCGGCGAACATGAATGACCTGGCATTCTAAAGAAAGATTAAAATAAATACCTTATAATGTTTAAAGCATATCACTCAGTGAAATTATTAAAGACCGTACAGATGATTGGTTTTATATCATTCTTTGCCGGGTGGTTCTTTATTGACTTCTATGCATTGGCTATTTTATTTTGTTTTTTGTTTGGCGTTCTTGGACAGGGAATAGGACTACATCGTTATTTCTCACACAAATCCTTTGAGACAGGTTATATCAGACATAGGTTATTAATTTTATTTTCTGTACTATCAACAACAGGAAGTATTTTACATTATGCCGCAGGACATCGTTATCACCATGCTAAATCTGACACAGAACAAGATATACATTCTCCTCATTATGGAAGTTGGATACACGCTTTCTTTTCTTGGTTTGATAAAGATAAACTAAAAAATATTCCACTAATATATATGAAAAATTTAGTAAGGGATAAAAACATTGTGTTTTCACATAATTGGTATTGGCATATAATTATTTTATATAATTTTGCTTTGTTTATGATTGATCCTAGATTAGTAATAGCATGTTATTTAATTCCTGTAGGGTATACACGTTTTTCGGGTGGTATACAATCAATGCTACTGCATATGAATATTCGTTGGATTAATTACAGGAATTATGAAGTCAAAGACCAAAGTCATAATAGCTGGCTTTTTAATATTTTAACGTTTGGTGAAGGGTATCATAATAATCATCATCGTAAACCAAACGATTATAACTTCGCTCATAGGTGGTATGAATTTGATCCAACAGCAATGGTTATTCGTACTTGCTTCGCAGATAATAAAATAGTCGACACGACACAATAAAGATAAATAACTCGACAGACTAAACAAGCTCAATTTTTTTTTGAGCAAATTTTTTTTAGGTCGAAACTCGAAAAAGGAAAAAAGATGACGCAGTTAATAAACCCAAGTAAATTTACAAAAACAGTTGGCCTTTTAAGGTCATTTTTTTTGGACAAAGGATTTTTAGAAGTCCACACACAAAATAGACTAAGCATACTTGCCGCATGTGAAGATCCATTTAATGTAGCAACATATCAATACGCAGGCAACACTTGGCCCTTACCGCAAACAGGCCAGATGTGGTTAGAACATGAATTATTAAGTAGCCCCGATAGTAAGGGGTTTTTTTGTGTCTCAACTTCCTACAGACAAGAGCCAAACGCAATACCAGGTAGACATGATATAATATTTCCAATGTTTGAATTTGAAATGCCAGGCAGTGTAGATGATCTCAAAGCAATGGAGTATGAACTATGTGAATACCTAGGCTTTGGCGCACTTACAGAAAAGACATACGCAGATTGGCAAGCACACTTTGACTTACCTGTAGATGTTGAAATGGATGCCAAACACGAACTAGCAATGGAACAAGAGTTCGGACAAACTATCATTACTAACTTCCCTGAAATGACTAGCCCTTTCTGGAACATGGCAAGAAACGATGACGGCAATACTGCAAAGAAGATGGACGTTATACTAGGTGGTATGGAAACTATTGGATCAGCAGAACGCTCATGTGATGTTGATATGATGCGTGATACATTCCATTCAATCACAGATGGTGCTTACTCAGAACTACTGTTCAAACTGTTTGGCAAGGAAAGAGTTGAAGCAGAACTAGAAAAGTTCTTAGAATTTGACTTCTTTCAAAGAGTAGGTGGAGGCATAGGCGTAACACGTATGATACCTGCACTAGAAAAGATTAAAAAGATATAAACTAATCTGGGGTGGTGAAATCGGTAAACACGCACGATTGTTTCTCGTGTGACGAAAGTCTTGGAGGTTCGAGTCCTTCCCCCAGAGCCAACTATTACCTAATTTGGAAAAATAAAGGTTGACAACATATCAAATATTCAGTATAGTAACACTACATTGTCGGTGAAGTGTTACGGTAGCACGTCAGTCTCCAAAACTGAAAGCCGGGGTTCGACTCCCTGCACCGATGCCAAAATAAAGGTTGACTTCTGATAATAATGATCGTATAATGTATATAATAATTAGGCATAAGAGGCACACATGAAAACACAACCGCAAGAAATTATCGCAAGACTAGAAGCAGACAACAGTCGCCTAGCAAAAGAACAAGTAATCTTAGAAGCAATGGAAGAAGGACTAGATGAGTTCTTTGAAGGTGTACGTATGGCACTTGATCCACTTGTTACATTTGGTGTAAAGCAAGTACCAGAACGTAAAGAAACACAGCTAGGACAAGGTCTTATTTGGAAGGATTTCAAAGTACTTGCCAATCAACTTATCAATAGAGAGCTTACAGGCCACGCGGCACGTGATGCTATTGAATTGGTAATGAGTGTTGCTACAGTTGAACAGTGGAATGGATTTTATAGACGTATCTTAATCAAAGACCTACGTTGTGGATGTAGTGAAAAGACTGTAAACAAGATTGCTAAGAAGTTTCCACAGTATGCAATTCCAACATTTACTTGTGCATTAGCACATGACTCAGCTAACCACGAAAAGAAGATGGTAGGCAAAAAGCAAATTGAAGTTAAACTTGATGGCGTAAGAGTGCTTGCAGTATGTAAAAACGGCAAGGTAGAATTGTTTAGTCGTAATGGTAAACAGTTTCATAACTTCCCACACATCATTGCAGAGATTGAAAGTGTGTTAGAACGCAAGCCTAGTCCATATGATTGTGTACTAGACGGTGAAGTAATGAGCAAAGATTTCCAAGACCTTATGAAGCAGGTACATAGAAAAGACGGCAAGGCCGCAACTGACTCAGTGCTACACTTGTTTGACTTTATTCCATTGAAAGACTTTTTAGAAGGTGGTTGGGACAAGCCGCAAACCTATCGCAGTAATCTTGTTAAATACTGGGTGCTGGAAAATGAAGACCTTTTAAAGCACGTTACAGCGTGTGAATGGGAAGAGGTAGACCTAAGTACTGATGAAG